GAAAGAGCAACTGAACGACATCAAGGCCATAGTTGCCAAACGACCCGACATCTTTGGACCTGTTGCAGGACGTACCACAGATTTCCAGGTATGGCTCGGCTCGCAAGATCCAGACGCGCAGGCCTTCAGGACGGCCCGCACGATCGCAGGCGATCACCTAGCCGGAACCTTTGGTGGACGTTCGGAAGCTGCTCTCGATGCTCTTGATAAAGCGATCGGTCAATTCAAGGACAACCCGGCTGCGATGCAGCGCGGTCTAGATCAGCTTGTCCATGCCAATGAGCGCTTCCTGAAGGCTGGGAATGTGCGCACGCAGGGCAGCAATGTGAATCGGGAAGCCAGTGCAGCCCCGACCTTCAAGGTCAAACTCTCCGATGCGATGAGTCTCCCGCAGAACAAGGGCAAATCAGAGAAAGAGGTTGAAGCGGACGTGAAAAAGCACGGTGGAGAGGTGGTGCGCTAGTGTCAACCAATCCTTACGCAGCCATCGCCATCAAGGATGATGACAATCCTTACGCAAAGATTGCGATTAAGGATCAGCCTGCAGCTCCGAAACCGCCCGCAGCGCAGCCCTCCTTACTACAAAAGGCTGGAACTGTCGCGTCAGACCTTGGAGCGGGGATTCTGAAGGGCGCAGGCTCGACAGCCAACAACATCGGCCATGTGCTCTACCCGGATTTCATCGCCAAGCATCTCACAGGCGCTCCATCGTCGCAACAACAAGAAAGCTACTTCAAGCCCGCCAATACGACTCAGGCCATCGGCAAAGGCGCAGAGCAAATCGGCGAGTTCTTTCTTCCCGGCGCTGGCGAGGAGATGGCAGGCGAAAAGCTCGCAGCCATCGCCCCAAAACTCGCGAAAGTTGCCAAGCCTATTGCACGAGTTGCAGGAACCGAAGCCGTCAATGAAGCGCAGGGCGGAACACCCGGAGTCGGTGCGGCGGGTGGCGCGTTAGGAGAGTTGGTGGGTGCGGGTGCGCGTGCGGCAGCTCCCTACGCGGCAGAAACAGCGATGCGTATTCCGATGGCCGCAAGAGCGTTCGGCAGGACACCAGGCAAAGCGATCCTCGCTGAAACGCGAGGCATCACGCCCGCGACAGTAGGCCGCACGGCACAGGAAACACTGGACAAGCTGAACCCGGAACTTGACGCGAAGTACGCGGCATCTCCGAACACCGTATCGCTGAAAGGCGCACGCGATTTCATCGATCAGAAGATGGCTCAGGCGGAAACACAGAACGCAGAGGGTCTTCATGGGCAACTGAACCAAATGGGCAACACGCTACGCCAAAGGTTTGGAACTAAACAAAATATCCCCGAAGACATTCCAGCGATTGACGCGCTGAATCTGAAACGCGGATTTGGAGAAGAGCACACATCTTGGAATCCAAACATCCGCAATAAGGCACTATCTGCAGCTAGACACACATACGGCCTCCTCGATAAGGCTGGAGATGCGGCTGTTCCTGGAAGCGACGTGCTAAACCAGCGCATTTCTAGCCTCGTCCCCGTGCTCCGGGCAGCAGAGAAGGCAGATCGTGAGCCATCCCTATTCCAACGTGCAGCGGGGCGCGTAGCAGCTCATACAGGCGCTCTCACGCTGGGCGGCGTAGGAGCTGCAGGCGGATATCACGAGGCTGGATTACCGGGAGCGATTGCAGGGAGCGCACTGGGGGTATTAGGACCGGAAATCCTCGTTTCCCCTGAAGCGCAGATGCGTCTAGCCCGATCACTGCACGGCGCAGAGGGGCTGAGACCAGTAGTGGCAAGTGGGCTTCAGTTCAATAGGGCGCGAAAGACAGGCACAGAAGAGACAGGGCGATGAGGCATAGAGACTTCCATAGAGTCGCCTTGGGAAACGCTCTTTCATGCCAAATCTCGCCAGTCACAAGCCATAGTGCCACCAATATCCCGCACAGGCCAAAGATCAGTAAAACCATGCCGAACAGAATACCCCTACAAGGGCCAGAGGAGCAATAAAATGCGCACGAAAATCACAGCTTTGCTTCTTTTCCTTGTCGCAGGGTTAGCTTTCGGTCAGGCCGTCCGCGTAGACATCCCCTTGCAGACCTACGGCCCCAATGTCCCCACCTCGGGCGGCCCTCAACCGCAGGCTCTCTGGATTGCCAACGCCACGATTACCCTCTGCTCCCATCCATCAGCAACGCTTGGAGCTTGTCAGGGCGCACCCATCACGACTTACACGGATGCAAGTCTTGGCACAGCCTGCCCCACCAATAAGCAACTGGTGCAGCTTCCCGGAACAACCTGTGAAGCCAAAGCGGGCACCGCTGGAAATATCGGCTTCTGGTATGCCGGAGGGCTCATTGACTACTGGATTCAGGGACCCTATGGAACCTATGGACCGTTTTCGATCACAGGCGGAGGTGGTGGGGGTGGAGGTGGGAGCCCGTTCCCTCCGTCATTCTCTGTGCAAGCCGCGAATTCGCCTGCGACCGGATTCGTCAGCGATCCCAGCATCAAGATCAACACAGCAACGCATAACCTCGCAGCATTAAGCCTGCAGGATGAGTTAAACGGCGCTCTGTTCGCCTCTCCGGAAGCGGCTGCGGCTGCTGCCTGCGCGGCTGGGAAAGCAGTCTATTTCCCCGCAGGGACCTATGCCACAAATGGTATTCCTGTGTGCAGCAATCTCCATATTCGCTGCGCATCTTCCGACATTACCACCGCGCAAGGAACCATCTTTAATGTGAACGGTGCGAACTGGGGGCTCTATAACCCCAACGCCGATGCGGTGAGTGGAGGGCCGGCAGCCAATCAGGTACGCAATGTGCGCGTCGAGGGATGCGGATTCAATATCGCAAACAATCCGTCAGCGCTGGGAGGATGGAGAATTAAAGGAATTCTCTGGTCGTATTTCGAGGGCAATACGATCTATACAAACAACAATTCAGGACCCGCCATTGCTGAGGATGGCGGCAACTACCAGCAAAATGGCGGTGACTACGACAACACCTTTGTCGGGAACAACCTGTACGACAATTCCACGACCAGTTCCGGAATAGGCTATCTTCTCACCGGAAGCGGCGGCTCAAATAACAACACTCATACTGCGGGGTCTGTCGCGCGATTTGGAACAGCCGTCGATATTGAAAACGGCAACAATAATTCATTTATCGGAATTGATGGAGAGAACTGGTATCACACAGGACTTCTTCTTACGGCGGGAGCGTCGGGGAACCTCTTTCAACGATTTCGTCTCGAAGAAAACCTGTCTCCATGGAGCGGTCCAGTCGCCAAGACGCTAGGGCAAAGCATTGTCGATTCCAATGGCAACCGCGAAACCATCACCACGGCTGGAACGACGGGATCAGTTGCTCCTGTATGGAATGCCAGTAATGTAAACGCAATTTTGAAGGCGAATGGGTGCGCAGTAACGGGGACCCCTGGGCAAACGGTCCTCCTCAATGCTTTCAATAACGGGTCGATCGCTACCGCTACCGGAACGCTTGTCGCCACAAACACAATCAGCGGGGCAACCTGGGTTGTCACTTCGGTAGGGACCGGAGCGACCGCAGCGCCAACCTCTGCAACCTGCAGCGCGGGAACCGTATCGTCTGCCAGCGGCACAGCGACCCTGGTTACCAGTGTGGGTACGGTAGGAAACACAACGTCCGATGGGAGCGCGGTATGGACTCTTTCTGTCGTGATGCCCACGGACGTAATGGCGACCGGATCAACCGGAAATACGATCGACGTTTATATCTCCGGCTATGAGATGGGCGTGCTCGACAGCTATACCCAGAACAACTATCCTCGCCAATCCCTTTTTGGTTGCACTGCCTGCGGAAATTCGCAGAACGCCACGCTGCAAAGTTCAAGAAGCCAGCAAGTAAACGTGGGCGTAAATAAGACACCAAATTTGGCGGACGGATATGCTCTCGGCGGCTTGGATGTAAATGGAGAAATTCAATCCAATCGCTACTATCTTCTCTGTAACTCTTCAACAGGGTGCGAGACTATCAACGGTGGAGGATATGCCCGCTTTAGCTATACAGGAGCGACAACTACCCTCCTGACTCTCCCTGTAGTCAACGGGCAGCTTCTGGGAACCAATGCGACGATTCCGCTTGTCGCGACAGGGTTGGCGGGGCCGGGCGTATCGTATCCCAGCAACCTCCTGCAATTCTTCGGATCCTATGACACCGGAGGCATTACCAGCGCCTTTTATACCAGCGGACTTTCGCCTGTAGGATCGGCTGGGCAAACCTGCCTGCTCTCGAATTTCGATGGCGGAGGCTCGGGCGCGACTGGAACGCTCACGCTAACAGGGACGAACGCCATTTCCAGCGGTTCTGCCATTACGATGACGGCCAATGGAAGCGGTTATACCTCTCTTCCGACTACAGCCACAGTTACAACAGGAACCGCTTCATCGTGTTCAGGGACCATCTTGCTGTCTGGATTCACGGCAGGCAGCGACTTCTACACGATCAAAAACAGCGTTAACAATACGGGGGTAAATTCGGGAACAGCTCTGGTAATTAACCCATCCGGTTCTCCGGGGACTCATACCTTCGAAACCGTCAACATGAATTTGCTAAACTTCAACAACACCTCTGCGACAAGTCTCGCTAACGCACCCGGCTTCTCCTATACGAACATCGGACACGCTTGGAACGGCACCAGTTCTGCGCAGGATAGCTGGGTAGTCGGCCCTTCGCTAGCCGCTGGCAGTAATCCTCTATCGACATGGGCATTCACACACTCCGGTCCTGGAGGCGGTTCGGTATCTGTTCCGAATTTGGTAGACACTGGGCTAACGGCAGGCACCGCTCCCGTCTGCCCCAACGGACCTAATGGAACGCTCACTACTTCTGGCTGCACCGCGACAACAGGAACAGGTCTGTCTGGAATGACAGCCGGACAGGTGCCGATTGCGGCGAGCGCGGCGAGTGTAACCAGCAGTATCCCTCTCGGCAATTCCGGAAGCGATATTCCACAGTTAAGCAGTGGCTTGCTAAACCCTTCCGTGATCCCCAACAACACGGCAAACGCCGGAGGACTCGCAGGCGGAATTCTGGGAACGGTTTGGTATCAATCCGCCCCTGATACCACGGCAGGGATTGCGCCCAACTCAACCACTTCGATTCTCTGCCTTACCCAGCAGGGCGACGGAGTAAATAGCGCTGCACCGGTATGGGGAGCCTGCGCCGGATCGACAGCAGTCGCATTCTCAGCGATTACGGGATCGACAAACACGAGCGCGACCATGCTGGTGGGAACTGGTGCAAGCCTTGGTCCCACAGGGACTGGAACGGTAAATGCCAATCAGGTAAATGGCGCTTCCGTGCCAACATCCAAAACAATTGTCGGCACAAATAGCAGCGGACAGATCATTGACGCTAGCAGCGCAACACTGACTAACAACACAAGCGGCAATGCCGCCACGGCTACGGTTGCAACAGCGCTGGCCTCCTCGCCTACGAATTGCACAGCAAGCCAGGCCCCGACAGGTATCAACGCAAGCGGAACCGCGCAAAACTGCACGACCTATGTGCAAACCATTTGCAGCGGAACCATCGTATTGAGCACTTCAGCGATACCCTTGGGCTCAACGTTCGACAACACCGCTGCGTGTTCCGGCTTGCTGAGCTCGGACAATATCCAGATTGACTTTGCTTCCAATCCCACCGCGGTTACGGGATATGGAGTATCCGGCAACACTCTGACCATCTATAAGTACCCCACCGCAAACACGATTCATGTGGTGCAAGGCAACAACTCCAACAACTCAGGGACCATTACCCCAGGTGTAATGACTCTGAATTTTCACGCGTTTCGATAGGAGACCCAATGGCAAGCAAGCCCTTTCAAGCCTCACCTGCCTCGCGCACTGCAGGCCGATTTGTAGCCGCCAACTATGGGAAGTGGTCCCTGAATGTCTTCAGCTTTCCCGCAGGCACAGGGACTCTTCAATTCGCCGTCACGTCTCCGCTCGCCACCCTGACGGATGGGCGGCAACTCGCGCCCTTCAACACAAACGCGCCGATTTATGTGGGTTCGGAAAAGGTGACTCCGACAGCAGTAGTCCAGTCGTCGGCTAATCCGGGAGGCTATCTGATTACAGCTTCGTTTTCGAACGCGCATGGAGCGGGAGAAACTGTCAGTTCCGCAACATTTGGGCTGCAGGAAGCCCTGAATGACGCAAATGCCTCCGGAGGTGGAGCAGTCGTCATTGATTCGGCGTGGGCGGCTCTGGGTGGGACTACGACCATTAAGAACGCTGCTACCGTCCCTTCTGGGACAGGCGTTGAGGATGTGCGCACCGGACTTCCATCCGCTGGAACCGGCACAGTGACCAGCGTCTCGGTTACTACAGCCAACGGAGTATCCGGCACGGTAGCAACAGCGACTACCACCCCTGCAATCAGCCTGACCCTGGGAGATATTACTCCAAACTCTGTAGTGCCGACTACGCCTATTGCGGTGGCCAATGGAGGCTCGGGCGCAGCGACGGCAGCCGCTGCATTGACTAATCTAGGCGGAGCATCTCTGACTGCCGCCAACAATCTCTCTGCGGCGGGCGCGCTCTCAACTCCCGGATTGACGATCAGCGGAGCCCCTATCACCGGAGGTACAGGTACCACTACGGCACCCCAAGTTCTGATAGGCAACGGCACCGCTCCCACATCCTGGAGTACAGGCGGAACGCAGGTAGGCATCAATACCGGATCTGGGGTAACAAATGCCATCGACGTTCACGCGAATGGTGGAAGCTCTGTTTTCTCGGTTTCGAGCGCTGGCAATGTAGCTATGGCGGGCTCTGCGAAATTTGGTGCCAATTATCGCGCCATCAATTCGCAATCTGGAACCAGTTACACAGTGACCACCACTGACGGGTATGTCCACCTTTCTAATACGGCGGCGCGTGCTGTCACCTTGCCGCAAACTGCGAATGCGGGCCAGATCTTCTACATCGTAGATTCGGCGGGAACAGCGGGAACAGGCAATATCACCGTCACTGTGGCTACTTCGGGAACCATCAATGGTGCGGCGAATAAAGTGATGAGCTCCAACTACGCCGTGAACGCTTTCCAGTGGGTTTCCTCCGGCGTTTATCTGATCGTGCAGTGAGACAGGCAAAGATGAAGTATAGTATCGCCGCACTTCTCCTCTTCGGCTCCCTACAACTGTCTGGGCAGTCCTGCACCTCTGCGGTTTGCAATGCAGTATCAGCAAGCGAATCAGACGTTCTGGCTGCTCTGCCGTCGAACTCAAACACCAATGCCACGGTAACGGTCAACATCCCATCCGGAACCTCAAACTGGACAACAGGCTTCAGCTACACGCTTCCTTCGGCAGTGACAAGCCTGACGATTCAGGGCGCAACAGTCGTTAGCTGCACCGGCACGGCAGGAACCTCAAGCTACGCCTGCTCCGCTTCAGACTCCACCAACATCGTCGATACATACGCAGGAAACAACTCGCTGATGGTGTTCACGGTTGGGACCGGAAAAACTCTCAGGTTTACCGGCGTAACGATGAAGGGCGGAACGCTAGGGGGCGGGAATTCGAAGTTCAACGGATTCGTGCAGATCCTTTCAGGCGGAGGAGAAGTTCGCTACGACCACAACCACTGCAACATGGAGACCTACTCTCCTGCCTATGCAAACGCTTCAGAATGTATCCGCAGCTTCGCTGCACTGACGGAGATGGTTGCAGATCACAACCTCTTCGACCTTGCTGGAGACAATACTTCGATTGAAGCAGGCGTTTCAGACTTCGGCCCCTACAACGATATTTACGGAAACGGCGACGGAAACTTTGCCCAGCCGACGCAATGGGGCCAGATCACCGGGATTCAGTACGTTGAGTCAAACGTGTTCAATGGCGGCGCTCCGAATGATTGCGGATCGGGCGCAACGCAGGTCATGCGCTACAACACGATCAACGACTCCTACGTTGGAGTGCAGACCCATGGAACCAAGTCTCCCGCAGGCCCGGCGAGAGGCTGCAGGGCGATTGAGGCGTACCACAATTACTTTCTCTGCCCTTCCTGCTCTCCCGCTTCAGCCCTCGTAGGCACCAAGGGAGCGACGGCCATGATGTGGGGCAACACCGTTTCCGGCCAGCCTGCTTATCACTTCTATCAGGGCGGCGGAGATAGACAGAGCGGAGACGAGACAGAAACCAACACTCCGCAGGGCTGGGGATATTGCGGAACGGCTGTAAACGGAAATGGAGTTGGTTCAGCATGGGACGGGAATAACCCCTCAGCCTCCACCGGCTATCCCTGCCTCGACGGGCTGGGCAGGGGGCAGGACGTTCAGCATCTTAATGGCAATAACTTCTGCGGCAATTCAAGCTGTACGATCGGAGGTCCGGGAAGACTGAATTCCGTCACCGGCACGATTGCATGGAGCCATCAGTATCTTGAGCCGCAGTATTTGTGGATGAACTCGCTCGGGACGATTGCCGACGCGAACTACATGCTGCTGAACGACAGCTCCACAAACAATAAGGACTATTACTACGACCAGACCGCGCAATCAGGAAGCTTCACGGGAGCCGCAGGTACGGGATTTGGCTTGCTCTCCGCGCGTCCTTCGACTTGCACCGCAGGTTCAGGAGGCACGTATCTTTCGAGCCCTACAGGGAGCTATGGTGTAGCGTATTGGGCCACAGATGCCAATTCGGGCAATGGCCAGCTCTACGTCTGCACATCGACGAACACCTGGACAGCGGTTTACCAGCCAGCAGCCTACCCTCACCCCTTGGTTAACTCAACAGTCCCAACTCCTATCTTTTCTCCGGCACCAGGTACCTATTCCACAGCGCAGATGGTTTCAGTTGCCAACTCTCTAAGCGGTCCAAGCACGGTTATCTCCATGCCGGAAACTTCGAACAGCAACGCCTCGACAGGTACGACCCCTCATGCAAACACCTATACGAATTGCGCGACGGGATATTCGGGAGGGTCTTTGCAGCCGGCAGGTCAGCCGGTAGGAACCCTTTATTGCACATCTGCCGATAAGACAGCAGCGGTAGCCGCGGGGGGGCCGAATAACGGAGTAGTCACTTCATCGATATCGGGAACCGGCACATCAGCTCTTGATAACGGCAACGGGGCAGGAGGTTCAGATTCGCCACCTTCGCTCACTGCGACGTATGGCGGCGCAACTGGCACAGGTTGCGAAGTGGGAGCCAATAATGCCTCTGCCCTGGTATCCGGCCTTACGCTTCCCGGCAAAACCTCCAGCTCACAACTCATTATGGGAATCACTACAGGATCTCCGGGCAATTCTTCTATTCTGACAGTCAAGAAATACAACTACAACGGGGATGCGGCGAATCTCTTGGTCCGACAGGACTGTGCTTCGCCTAACTCGGCTTCGGTTGGAGGAGCCCATTATGAGTGGGACGACAATTACAACGACTCGGCAGGAACATATTTCGGCTTCGGCTTCGATTACAACTTCCCCACACAGAAGTTTCGCAGTGCTCCGCAAGGCGCTTCATGGACTGATCTTGAGCTATGCCCATTCGATGGAAGCGCCTGCATTACAACATATCCCTGGGCTGCAGGGCGTTACCTCTATACCGAGCGTTACGAGCATTACGCACCGGGATGCTCTCCTTCATCGAGTTCGGATTGCGCATTCTATGACGCCATGTGCGTGCAGTTGTGGTCTGGCGGCTCTCCGGTAAATTCTCTAACCTGCTACCACCTCAAAAACGCTTCAACTCATGCACCAATCAGCTTTACTCCAATCAGCAAAACAAGCTGGACGCACCCGCAATATGCTGTGCAGCATCAGTGGGACATCAACTCTGCATCGAGCACGTTAACAGCGACGATACCGTTCAGCCATCTCGTTGCCTATAACTATTCGGGGCTTCAAATCTTCTACACCAACAACGGGTCCACGCCCACGACATCGAGCACGCTCTACACGCTGCCAGTCTCGGTATCGACTTCGCAGACGATTAAAGCTCTCGCCACTTTTCCGGGGTATACAAATTCGCCGGTTGGTTCTGCGCCATACGTAATCAACCCCACATCCACAGTCCATGTATCACTCCAAGGCATCGTCAATCAATAAGGAGCGTTCAATGAAGAAACTCGGGATTCTCGCAACGATTTTTACTTTGGCTATGGCGTGCGGTGCAGCACTTCCGCAATCCGCGCCTCATTCCGTCACCATCAAAACCACAGCAACTGCGCCAGGAACAGCAACCGTGCTCAGAGCAAGCGGTTCGTGCCCGACTACGGGAGTTCCCAACAGTGGTACAACGCTCACCAGCACGCTGTCTGTGCCTACGCCGGGTACTGCAGTGCCATACAACGACGCCACCGTTGTAGACGGCAACACCTATTGCTATTGGGTCACATTTGCGTCTTCAGGAGGTGGCAGCGCTGTCTCGAATACCTTTCAAGGGTCTATTACCGTATCCGTCACCATCTCCGGTTCCGTGCAGTAAGCCGGGATTCTGGGGAAAGCTGTTTTGCGCCCTGTTCCATCTGGGCTGTCCGAAATGTTGACCAGTGCTCCCAGTAATGGGGAGAGCCCGCAAGGGTGCTGGATCTTTGTTGGGCCTTGGGGGAAAGGTGCGGATTGAATGGGGCGACACGCCAGAAGAGCGCGGAGCGGTCATGCGGAGGCTTATGCAGCAAGTTTGCGAGGATCTTTATGACAATGGGCAGCCGGGACTCATCTCACGAGTGGAGGACTTTATGACTACTCACAGGGCGTTAGATGAGGAACGCAAGCAGCAGCACAAGGCGAACACGGACCGGCTCAATATCATCATCGGCTTACTGATTGCCATAGCCGCCTACATTGCTATCGTTGTCTCCGTTTCTCACCCCTTCAAAAGCAAGCTGGACCCCGAACGCGTATTCCATTCCGAAGCGCCCGTAATGGCTTCGGCTCAATCAGCACACATCCCAATCCCGAGATAGGCTATGACGACCAAACCAAATCAGCCAACCAACCCAGATCCCAACGACCCCACGCCGTATCCAACCAATCCCCCGCCCCAGCCAGCATGATCGTCCGACCTCCGCTTCCCAAAGACGTTACCAACCCAGATGCAAAGCTCACCGACAGACAAGTTCAGATGGTTCTGTCTGGGCTTCTGCGTCCTAGTGCTGACGCAATACATGCGCTGGCGAAGGAAGTTCTCAAAGCACGAGGAATCGAGGCATGATGTGCGATTCGCAGAGTACGGCTGGGCGAACTGTGAACCGACCTATGAGCAGGTTTTGGCGGCAGTCTACCTCGAAGCCAAGGGCTTTACCTTCGGGGAGCACTTTGATCTCAAGAACGTGGAAGAGTGCGCAGAGAACGTCTACAGGGCGGAACTGAGCATGGATGGGAAGCAATGAACTTAACTGAGTACGGGTTGCCGCAGAGGGTGATTTGTAGCGGAAGGACCGAACTAAGACGCCCGTTAAGTGTCTTGCTCTCGGCCCCACGGCAGCTGACTAACAACCTCGGTATGTTCGGGAGTCTTCATCCGGTCGGGTCCGGGACGCCTACACCTTTCGCCACCGCCGCTAACAGCCAAAGGATACCATGACTTTCTCTCAAGATTGCGTCGATCTCGTCAAGCAGTCGGAAGGATTCAGCGCCCATCCCTATAGGGATTCAGCCGGCTACGGCACTGTCGGATACGGGCACAAGATCGTCGCTGGCGAAGACTTTGAAGACGGGCTCACCGTTTCTGAAGCAGAGACGCTGATGCGCGAGGATCTGGATAAGGCCGCTCATGCAGTCAACGAACTCGTCAAGGTTCCGCTCACGCAGGGGCAGTTTGATGCGCTGGCGGACTTCACTTTCAATCTCGGCGGTGCCAACCTCAGAAACTCGACACTGCTCCGCAAACTTAATTCGGGCTATGCCGATGAGGTTCCTGCTGAGCTTCTGAGGTGGATTTACGCAGGCGGGGAAAAGCTGTCCGGGCTCATCGTCAGGCGGCAAAGGGAAGTAGAACTCTGGAGGAAACAATGAATCTCAAAGCTTGGCTTCACTCTCTCGTAGCAGCGGCAATCTCAGCAGCTGCATCTGGCGTTACCGCAGGCATTGTTGCGCCGGAATCCTTCAACTTCAGCGGTCCAGGGCTTCAGAAGCTCGGGGAACTCTGCGGGGTAAGCGCTCTGCTTGCTGTCGCGGCCTTCCTGAAGCAGTCACCGCTGCCCACATCGAGCGAGACTGTCACCACCACGGTCACCGCAACACAGGAAACCACAAAACCCTAAGGAGATTCGCATGCCAGGATTCAAGTCAGTTCTCAGCAGCATTGGTCACTTTCTGGCCAAAGTCTTCAACCCAACCGTAATCACATCGGCGGCAACCGTGGCAGACATCCTGCTTCCTGAGTTCTCAGCCCTCATCAACAAAACAGCAACCGCGGTAATCAATGCTGAAGTGGCAGCGATTGCGGCAGGCCAACAGTCAGGCTCCGGTGCGCAGAAATCGGCACTGGTGATTGCCCAGATTGAGAAGGACTACGAGAACTTCGCAGCGGCCAACGGCATCCCGGTAATCCCGGATAACGTCAAGAAGTATGTGGACGCGATTGTGGCAGCGCTGAACTCGTTCCCCGCCCCTACCGCCTAACCCCTAACCCGTCCCGTCCCTCACGCCCCGGCCTTGTGCTGGGGCGCTTTAGTTTAGGTCTTCAGAATCACAGCCTTTGCCGATTGCGAGCGCATCGCTGATCAGCGGGGGCAGGTTGCCGATAGCCTCAGCCATTACCAAGCCGCATCTGTAGAGCTCTCCTATGAGCACCAGGCTAGGGCAGGGACCATCGATCTCCCCGTGAACCATCTTGCCTATGCCGCACACTTCCTCTGCGCAGCACAGGCCGCATCCGTTGCAAGGAAGGCCAAACGCGGGCTTAGTCTGAATCACTGGCGGCAACGCAATCCCCATCTCTCCACCTTCCTCTACATCCCCCCGGAGGGTCACTGCACGTAGCACAACCCATTTCCTAGATTTGTGCATGGCTTTGGCTTCACAGTCGCGCAGTCAATCAATGTCTTGCCGCCGTCAGTAGTAATCGTTGCTTTGTAGTTAAAGCCACGGCAGATAGATTCCGTGATGTACTTGTCCATCGCTTTCAGGCGTTCTTGCGTCTCAACCCACTCCTTCTCTGTGACTACGTGGAGGTCGGGAGCACACCGGGGCGGCTCTGGAAATATCATGCACCCTACAGGCTGATCGTCTGGGCACTTGGATACCGGGCGCTCGACGTGCTCATACTTCTGGCACTTCAGGGGCGCTGGTTCTTTGGTCTTGCACTCATTTACGCACAGCCCTTTGGAATCGCACACCTGCCTGCAAGAGGAAACGTCGAATTCAGAGGGCTGCTGCCCCACGCATACCGTCCCCACCAAGAGGGCTAACCAGATGAGCTTCATTTCTCCACCACCCTCAGATTACTAACACTCGTCCAGAACGTGTAGGAAGGCCCTTCCTTGCAGACCGGAGTAAACGGGTTGACCATTGTCACTTGGAGCTTGTCGTCGGCGTAGAGCGGAACCAGTCTTGATGTCCCTGCCTCGTATACCGATACCAACTGAGGGCAGACCGGAATCTCATCATGCACAACGATGACCTGCTGCTTCTTCGCGCTGCACCCGCACAGGATCACCAAGAGGGCTAAGGAAAGAAGTTTCATGGCTGCTCCTTGAGTGCAATACGATCTCCGAGCTTTACGGCAAGGCTCTCCCAAGCCGCATCTTCCCCATTACAGAACTCGCCGTGAATCGTCACATACGCCTCATATCTTCCGTTGCCACTGCTCAATAGCTTGGCTTCGGGAAATGCTTCAAGAACTCTCTGCTTTACAGTTTTCGTCATTCCGGCTTACCGTCCTTCCCTTGTGGCCCCCTAACCGCAAATTCCTCCATGCGGCCCATGGCGCTCTCCGCAAATAGAGCATTCCTTGTACTCAGGCGTCTTTGGAACCGTCACCGATCTTGGATGGCGGGGCATTTCTATGCCGATAGCTTCGAAGTCCTCTACCTTGTCAGTCGCAAGGATCACCCACATGCCACCATCTGCGATTACAGGATGCTGCCCGACACCTGCCAGCCTGCACAGCCGCCAAGAATCATAGCGCGGCACAAACACCCAGAAGTAGTCATACCTACCGATCAATTGCCGAAGTGTGCTCATTTCGCGTCCTTCTGCTTCGGGGGCCACGCCTTAGCCTGTTGATCCTGCTTCACCCGAGCTATCATCTCAGGCGTCCACTCTGATTGAGGCGTTGCAGCTATGCGCCTGTCTAGGTCGTCATACGCTCTGCACCAGCCATTGCCCATGACCATGATCGGTTCGCTCACTTGCCCTCCTTGGCCTTCGGCGGCCAGTAGCCCGCCCGATAACGTTCCAATTCTTGCTTGATGTGGCCTATTCGGTCCCTATCATGTGGCAGCAGTGTTTCAGCGAGATCTGCTAATTCCTCAAACAGAAACGAGATAGGGTCGCATTCTGATCCATTAACAGTCTCTACCCATTCGCCCGAAGGCATTTGTCTCCAATCTGCCCTCATTTTTTCCTTCCGATCTGAGCCACTGCCTGCCTCAGAGCATAGCGAATCGCCTCCGCAGCGCTCACGTTGAGCCCCTGTTTCTCCAGATGCTTTCGGATCGCCTCAATGTTCTCGCGGTCTTCCTCATCGAAGGCCATCGTCACGCGCATCTTTGGGAGGCCACGATCTGGCCTAGGAGACACCCGGCAGGAGCGGTTAAGAGATGGTTTCAGTTCATCTATAAGCCGTTGCTCTGCCGCATCTAGTCCGTCCAGTGGGACAAGGTCAAATTCCCATCGGTCGCATAGCTTCAAATGCTTGTGAGACGTGATCCTGTCGCGGAGGTTCTGGCTACTTCCCACGTAAACGCACGTATCGCCAACGTAAAAGCGGTAGACACCGCTCGCCCTTGGAATCGATGGACCCTTCATTTCGCAACCTTCTTTGCCTTCTTCAGCAATTCACGAATGGCCCTCTGGATCACCACGCTCCGAGTCTCACTGAGAGATGCCGCATACTTATCCAAATCCTTCAGCAGCGCATCGTCAATCGAGATGGAGCAGATTTTCTTGGGTGTCATGGGCATGAATATACCGCGTCCAGAAGTAGATTAACAGAAATTATTAGTAACTCATAAGATTCTTCTTGCAATTACTTGCAATCTGAAATATCTTGACCTCGTTACCAATTCCTTGCCAAACAGGGCCTTTCGTACCGTTACCCGTAATGACCCCTTAGTGCCAGTTACGCGCGTGTAACTGAGGAGTAGAACTGTGTCGAATTTACAGCAGCACTCGCTGAATCATGAGAATTGTCCAGCGTGCGAAATACACAGGGCCTCCCCATTGCTCACTCCTGAATTGCCTTTCTCGGTTGCCGCTAAGCTGTGGTTTGATACGCACTCGCAGTACATCAAACCATCGACTGCCAGAATCTACTTTGAGCATGTTAAAGTGCTCTCGAAGTTCTTCGGCGATCTCCCGCTAAATCAATTCCATATCGGCAATATTCGTTCTTTTCAGGGCTTTAGGCAGGGCAGCGCTTCCCCGGCTGTCATCAACATGGAAATCAGATCTGTGCTGATCCCGATCCTCAAGGAAGTAGAGGTCTGGCCGCGCATAGACGGGGTGTACCGGACCCTGAGGGAGCCGAAGAAGAAAGTCCGTCAATCCATGAGCGATGAGCAAGAAAGGCGGTTCCTGGCTGTCGCCCTTGATGCATCGAAGCCCAAGCGGTTACTTGCCGGCCACTGTCTGGTTGTGATGAGTAACACCAGCATGGGATTTGGGGAACTCAGTCACCTCAGGCGCTACGATGTGGTGCTCAATGAAGACATCCCTTTCGTAACCGTCAACGAAGCCACTAAGAACGACTACAGGATTCGCACGATCCCGCTCAACTGGATGGCGCTCAGATCGATGCGCTGGATTCTCAGGCGCTTTGAGGACCTGGGTGGCACGAGGCCCGATGAGTACATCCTTCCCCACAGAGCCGAACACCCCAAAGGCGAGCCCAGACGCACCCTCCCGCCCAACTTCCGCAAACCCATGCTGAAAATCAACCGCGCAGCTCAGGAAATCTTTGCCGAAGCGGGGCTATCGCACTTCGTTCCCTATGACATGCGCAGCGTAGCCGTGACCAAAATCTTGTCCGATCCGAACGTCTCTGACCAGATGGCGCAGGAGATCATAGGCCACTCCGATACGCAGACCAAACGCCGGTATTCGCGCCAGCGATTAGAAAAGAAAGCGGTTGCGATGGACAAGATGGCGCTAGAACCAAAGCCTCATATGGGCGGGCTGCTGGTTTTCTCGGGTGGGCGAAAATAAATTCAAAATACCTCTTGACGTGTTCGCAAAACGCGCATACAGTGATGTTCATGCCAAAGACATTCACAGAAGATGACGTGCTGGCAGACATTCGCAAAGAGACAGAAGCAACGTCTCTGAGGCAGACTGCCGACCGCATCGCGTGCAGCCCCGGTTACCTCTCAGACATTCTGAACGGCAACCGGGCGGTGAGCGATTCCATTGCAGCAGCCTTTGGCTACGAGCGCGAAATTGTCACAAAGGTGATATTCCGCAAGGCTGCATAGCGCAGTATTCCTCAGTGCAAAGAGAACTATTCGGCTGAAGCAGAGCCGAATTTTTCAGGAGCAAAAACCCAATGAGCGTTATTCGGGAAGTATACAGCGCAAATGACGGGGAGAAAGAGCAGTATCCAGTCCCCGATGCCCCAACCCCTCGCCAGCAATATGTAGTCGGTCTACGAGAGGTAGCCGATTTTTTAGAGGCGCACCCGGATTTACCTTTTGAGCCTGACAACGTGAAGTCCTACTGCAACGTCACGCCAGAGAATTATCTGACCGTGATGAGCACATTGCCATCGCCGGAGATAGACGATCTTCCCGGGCATGACATTTTCTACATTACACAGCGTTTCACGGGTGGCACATCGCTTCGCTACATACAGAAGAAAAAAGGGATTTTTCAGCCGCAGATAGTTGAAGGCGAAGTGAAATGGCATGCCCCTAAGGTGACGCAATGAACCCCTACTTCCTAGAGGAGCTTCCTGACGATCCCCCGATGCCCCGAGAGGAGTTTTTGCGCAGAGAGCTGCTGAGCTTTGCGCAGAAGTTCGCCATCCTCGTGCTAGTCAGCCTTGTATTCGCAGCGATTGTGTACCCGTGGTAGGAGGCGAGATGAATCTGATTTGTGTTTGTTGTGGCGGAGATTTCTACCCAGTGCAGGACACATGGATGGGCAACGTATGCGATGAGTGCAGGACGCCATGTGCTGACTGCGGAGATTGGCTGGAGAACGGGCCGGAAGTAGTGAGCCAAGGCAAGCGCTGGCATGCAGTGTGTTTCCGCGATGCGCTGGAAGAAGGGAAGGCGGCATGAATATCGTCGAAAACCCCTTCTACATTGAGTTAGCCCTGCTTGTGCTGCTAGTGATCGGCCTTACTAGGTTAGCGCTGAAAGGAAAAGGATAATGTCACTCGCAACGACACAACCCGCTTTGCCGGGAATGGACAAGCTGATTCGGCGCGAACCTACCGCTGGCGAACTCTTGCAGATCGCTTTAGAGCGGGAATCAGGAATTGAGATTATCGAGCGCATCACGGCCATGATGGAGCGGGAGCGAACCTATCAGGCCAACGTGGGCTTCGATGAAGCGCTGAACCGCTGTCAGCAGAAGATGGGGCGGATCTCGACAGACGCCAACAATCCTCAGACCCATTCCCGCTACGCCACCTATGCCAAGCTGGACAGCGTTCTGCGGCCCATCTACACGTCAGAGGGCTTCTCCCTGAGCTTTGGGGAGCGTGACTGCCCGACACCTGGAAAAACGCGCTTCGTGGCCTTCCTGAGCCGTTCTGGGCTCACGCGCGAATACATCAAGGACATGACGGCTTCAACCAAGGGGCCGAAGGGTAACGATGTAATGACGCCCGTACATGCTGAGGGAGCATTGGATTCCTATGCTCGCCGCTACCTACTCAAGTCCATCTTCAACGTGGCAATCGGGGAAGACGATACAGATGGCGTAACCCCGGCTTCGGTAATGCCGAACGAGGAGCAGGAGATCCGACTAGATGAGTGGGCGGCTGCTCTGAGGCAGTGCGATACCCAAGCGCAGTTGAAGCAAATCTTCGCCGATGCCTATAAGTACGCTGCGTCAGTAAGTCCTACCGAAAAGTCTCGCATGACTCGCGTTTACAACGAGTGCAAAGAGAGGCTGCAATGAGAGTTGTTTGCTCAACACAGCAGACTGCGGAATGGCATCAGGCACGGTGCGGAATTGTTACGGGCTCACGGATGGCTGCTGCAATAGCGAAGCTATCCCGCGCTTCTAAGAACGGTGTAAAGGGTGATTACTCCGCTGCGCACTGGGAACTTGTCAGAGAGTTGGCCTGGGAACGGATCACTGGAGTCCCGGCAGATCACTTTGTATCGAAGCCGATGGAGATCGGTACACAGTACGAGGGGGAAGCCAGAGTTGAGTTTTGGATGCGCTATGGATGCGAGGTTGAGCAAACAGGATTCATTCTGCACCCAACATTGGATTACCTGGGATGCTCTCCGGACTGCTACGTAATCGAAAACGGAATCAAGATCCCCGTAGAACTCAAGGTACCTCTCCCAAAGACACATGAGCAGTATCTGGAAGATGGCGTAGTTCCTGAAGAATATGTGCCACAGGCCATGACAGAGATTCTTTGCATGGACCGCGCACCATACGGATACTTTGCCAGCTACTGCCCTCCCGACATATTCCCCGAGATGCCAGATGAGTTCCGCATGTTGCGGGTGAAGCTGATGGCTGATCCCAAGATGTTCGAGGCTATCGAAGAAGCTGCTACAGACACCATGCAGCACGTTGCAGAGCGCATGGAGACGCTACGGAGGATGTACCCCGCCAAGTCTGCGCCGAAGAGCAAGCTGAACGCCGAACTAGAGGCAAGCATGGAAGCGCTGGAAGTCTTGGATGCCGACTGGGAAGCCGTTATCGAGCGCAGAGTGCAGAGAGTGGAAGAGGGGGTTGCGTGAGAGTTCTGGTTGCGTGCGAGTTCTCCGGGGCTGTGCGCGAAGCATTTCGCAGGCAGGGGCATGATGCCTGGAGTTGCGATATTTTGCCTGCCGCAGATAAGAGCAAGTTTCACATCACAGGCGATGCGTTGATCGCAGCGAATCACGGCAAATGGGATTTGATGGTTGCCCATCCTCCATGCACGTTTCTGGCGGTGAGCGGAGCGCGATGGTTTGCTTCCCGAAAGTACGAGCAGGAAAAAGCCGTGGATTTCTTCTTTTGGCTGGTGAGTATGCCGGTGCCGCGCATAGCGATTGAGAACCCTGTCGGAATCATGAGCACTCGCTATCGCAAGCCTGATCAGATCATTCAGCCGTGGCAGTTTGGACACGGCGAGACAAAAGCAACCTGCCTATGGCTCAAGAACCTGCCGAAGTTGCAGCCGACAACCATCGTTGAAGGCAGAGCGCCAAGAGTCCATTACGAATCGCCTGGGATCATTAACGGCCTGACGCGCCAGCAAAGGCGATCGATCACGCTACACGGCATCGCAGAGGCAATGGCTGACCAGTGGGGAAATCTTGCGGCAAAGGAGGAGGCCGCATGAAACGTTCAACCCCCTTGCAGCGCAAGACTCGGCTCAGAGCACGCCGCAACAAGCCTGAGGTTCGCATAGGCAAGCACACGGGCAAGGTGAGGCTCA